ATATATGGATGCTACAAAGTCCGGTGAAGCTGTATGGCAATTAACTACTCAATCTAATATTGGACTTGTTAGTCTAGACGACAGGACAACCATCGCAAAGGGTATGGTATGGGCTCGCAATGAAGATGCAGCCGCAAGAGCCCCAGCAATGGTTTACAATGACTCTCATCTACCTCAACACTACAGCGACGGATTCCTTGTAGCAGTGGAAGAAGTCTATCTAGGTGCATACGGCAATGGTAATTGGGAAGCAACAACAAACTTAACTTTTAACGTAGTCTTAGAATGTGAAGTTATGAGTCTAACTACATCTGCAGCAATGGCATTGGCACTATCTCAACAGTAAGGTGAGATAATTGGCAAGCAAAGAACAAGTGGCTAAATTGCTAGTTACTATAGCGGACACATTGCTTGAGGTTCCCGCAAGAGCAATCGGTGTAGACCCCGCTATAGTTCAAGGCTTTGTCCAAGGAACAACAACTGGTGCCGTAGATGCAGCGAAAGCACCCAAAGGCAAGAAAACTACAGCATATCAAAGAGCATACAAAAGGTCCTTCAAAAGAGTTGCACCAAAATATAAAAAGCGAAATGGTGAATGGAAGAAAGGCGGTTTTAAGGCAGCAGTTAGACAAGCGCATAAGGAGGCCAAGAAATGAAAAAGACAGGCCGAAGAGTATACTTAAGCGGACAAGTTAGTTTTGAAGAAGCCGACGCTGTAATTGCTGGACCTAACACATACTTTCAAAATATTCTGGTCGATGAAAGAAGAGGTTACGCATACAAAGTAACGTACATATCAGCGTTTCCAGATGTAACTCAACCTTTCACTCCCGGTAACGTACCATTTGCATTACAAAGTTTCTCCAGAAGAGAACTATTAAGAATGTCACAAGCACAATTAGAATTGCATTCAGGCGCACGTGCAAATCTTGGAGGCGGTACGTTAGCACAAGATAATAGAACTATTGGGATTTATGGATATACTGGTGAGAGGGCTTATGTAGATAGCAATTATCAAAATCAATACGTTATCAAAGGTGATGCCATGGTAACTCAATCTCTAAGTTTGTGTGTTGATATGCAAATTCTGGGACAGACAGCATCAAAAGCAACGTATTACATAGAACTTGATGAGTATGAGGTGTCAGATAACGAAGAGATTCTTCTACTTCTAGCGGAACGTGCTCAAGATGCTAGAGGGTTGAGTCAATAATGTCAATAGCAGCTGAGAACGCTTTGAAAGAGATTCTTAAAATTCTTAAGAGGCTTGAAAAGAAATGGAAGCAATAGCACCAATCGACAAACAACAGAACGAGCGAATCGTTTGGTGTGAAAGATTACTCTATCTTATCGTGCTTCTTCAATTTCCACAACTCGCATCCTTAGCGATGTGAGAAGGTCAGTATCGATAACGTTACGATAATGTAACATCCCCAATAATTGTCCAGTTGGAATTGAACTAACATCAAACTCTTGGTTAAGTTTCTCTTTTATTGCATGACATACCCACTTAGAACGAGAAGAAGTGTAACTTAACTCTTGGTCAAGCCGTGTCTTCAAAGACTGAGGCACAGCAATTGATAATGCGACGCTTGGGTCGGTGGAACGTGGGCGACTCATTGTGTCACCTCGTGTCTAATAGTCAAACTTCTACTGCATCGATTAACGTTACATCGCATTTGAGTACCGGTTCCTCTAACGTATTCACGAATATTTCCACATCTAGGGCATTGAATCATCATTTTATCCACCCTTTATCTATTGCATCACATACTTGACCAGAGGCTCTGTAAGCATCCGATAGCCTAACTACTACCTTTTCAACGGGTGTACCGTTAAATTTAGGATATTTTAGTCTAATTAAATAGATAATATCCTCGATTCTGTCGTCAATCTCTTGCCAAAAGTGCATTATTTCTTGCTCCATGGTACGTCGTAGGTGGCGTTGATATATAGTTTCATTGATAATGAATATAAAATAAACTTATTTTAACCGCTAGGTGTTGCGATTTCAGTAGAAAATCCCTAGCGCAGAGCATAGCCGTATAGCGAGGAAGTGTAGGAGAAGTATAATAAACCTGAGCCTATCATAATAGGGTATGGCCAAACAAGAGTCCTTTTTTATCAGAGCAACAGTAACCCCAGACAACACCGGCACCTTTGTGCAAACAGCAGTAGACCTCTCATCTTATGTTAATGCACTAGGAAAATCAATTTTGAAGATTAAATCAATAGAAGGCGAATGGTGTCAATCCCCTACCGGCGCAATTCCAAACGGTGCACCATATATGGATGCTACAAAGTCCGGTGAAGCTGTATGGCAATTAACTACTCAATCTAATATTGGACTTGTTAGTCTAGACGACAGGACAACCATCGCAAAGGGTATGGTATGGGCTCGCAATGA